ATTACCTAATCCGCTTTGACCGTCTCTAATTCCTAATAACATCGGACTAGTAACTCTATGCCCTACAATTAGCTTGTTAAAACATTCCTTACTTAGATACTCATAATGCTGTGGTGCATCGTTCAACGGTAAGCTGTTGACGGTTGTCTCACTTTCTTTGTCTTCATTAAAAGCAATTATAACTTTTTTGCCTTTACTTCCTGTGAGCTTCTTCTTAACATCACGCTCTAGGCTTCTACGCTTATCCTCATCCTCTGGAACACCATTGTTGAAGTTGACTACGGTTGTAGGACTAAATCCATTTTGTGCATCATTAATTAAATAGTCTGCTATCTCTTCTTCTAGTAATGCGTAAGGTAACGCCCCAGCGTAATCTGGTGGAGTAAAGTATTCCGACCCACTTGCATAATCTTGCCAAATATATATCTCTGGCTTTTTGCCGTTACCAAACCCATAAGCATCTATGCGGTCAGGCTCTTCATTTTTCTTTATGTCTACCCAATTTGGATGATAATACCAAGCCTCTATTTCTCCTTCGTCATTTTTCTTTTCAGGTCTTAAAGTATGTATAGGAAAATGCTCTAAATCTACTGGCTCGCCATTCTTATAAATCACTTGAATAGCAGCCATTCCTAATGCTTTACGGTCGTATATTATTTTTCTCAGTTCTTTTGGTCTAACCTTAGAATAAATTTCAGTCCATTCTTTAGTATATTTACCTGCATTAGTAGCACCTAAACCTTTACCATAGATGAGGTTTGATATACCTTTTGTTATAGCGTTGTTAGTTGTGCTTCTCTGACTTCTGTCAATAAGATAGTTGAAATAGTCATTGTCTTCACCATACTCAACGTAATCACCATTTTTTACCTCTTTAATCTCAGGTGATGTATAAGACGATAAATTAACAATTATGCTCTCTCTATTAGACTGTGATGTACTCATCTTGTGTATTTATTTTATTAGAATTTAAGTAAACATCGTCAACATCAGAATAAATCCTACATCTATAAATCAAAACTTGGTTTTTAAATATGTCTAAAATGTATGTTTGATTTTTTTCAAAGTTAAAAGAATTATCTGTTATCACGTTGTAATACCCCTCTTCTGCAACTGATAATGTCTTTTCAAAAGTAACTTGTTTAGTGTACTGATTAGTGATCTTTACATCAACTGCAGCAAATTTTTCTGATACAAAATATAACTTATCTGTCGACTGATTGACTTGCATACCTATAATATAACTTTTAGATGCGGTTTGTAACAAATTTAAGAAAAAAAAACCTTACAAATTAATGCAAGGTTTTTCGTGTTGTACTTATAAGTCAATTTTAGATTGTTGTTCCCTCTACTACACTTGTCTGACTATCATCACCTACAATTGTTGGGTCAACAAAACGCGATAGTTGGCGCTCTTTTGCTGTAACGGTAAGGTTGTAACCTGACATATCTCCCATTGCTCCTCCAGTTACTTGATTCACCTGAACATCACATCCATTTTCAAGTCCTAATAACAAATAATTGCCGTTGTAGTCCTCAACAATTACATGAGGTCTTCCAAAAGTAGCTAATTGCAATTCTTCTCTGGTTGCTGCATCAAGTTTCTTAACGATCGCGGTCAATGTACTAGTCACAAATGACGTTCCATTTTCACCTGAAATTTCATTTGCATCCTCTAAGGAATGACCACCATCTCTAAGCTCATATTTGTATAGGTCTATTGGAGACGTAGGACTAGATAATAAATTATCTATAATTCCGTCAGTTTCGGTAAACTCGTTAAAAATACTAGCGTTAAAGTTAGCAAAGTAAAATGCCTTTATACCTCCTACGCTATCTTTACAAGGCTCTCTACGTCCTTTTGATAAATCACATGCCATAATATTATTTTTATAAGGGGAGACTTTGCTCCCCTTGTTAGATTATTAATTTGCTGAATTAGTTATTCCGTACGTCACGAAATCTTGAGCGAACTCGTACTGAACGCCAGCTGTGTAACGCATAACAAATCTTACATTTTGACTGCCGTCAAGGTCAGCCATATCCAAGACTTTTACTTCGTTGTGATCTGATAAAAGTCCAGTACCAAAGTGCAAGTTTTGTTTTCTGGTAGCGATCATTTGGTCACCAATCAATCCCTGAGTCATAAACACTTTCACACCGCTAAATGTTTCAATGTTTATGTCCTGATTAGTACCTTGACCGTTTACACCATTAGCACCTACACCACCTGCGGCGAAACCTCCTAGAGCTAGCTTATAAGCTCTAAAGATTTTTGACGATACATAGATATGTAGGTCTTCTTTTCCAAACAATCTATCAGGTATAGCATTATAGACCTTAGCCATTTCATCAATTACATTAGAAGCATCTACACTTGTTGAGCCTATCTCTTGTGATGTTGGTAAGTCAGCATCTGCTGCTATAAGCGTTGTAAATCCATCGTATTGTCCAGTTGCGTTAACACCTCCCCAAATAGCTAACTCATTAGCTTCTGCAACTCGTGCTATATACTCGGCTATTATAAAGTCACTAAACGTCTTAGGTAGTACATCGTGTGCTGAAAAACCCATTTCTAACGCATCCCAAGTGTCCCTGAAGTCATCTTTACAAAATATTTGATTGACTTGTAATTCTTTAGGCTCGAGAACACGCTCTAAAGTTGTAACGCTTCCAGTTGCTGTGAAATCACAGGTCGCATCTGAAATGATGTCTTGTAAATTAGCTGGTCTTAGCGTTTTCCTGAACTTAATGTTAGGGTCGATAGTAATTCCACCGTTACTTATGGTAGGTGAATTTCTTACTGCTGCCGCTACATAATCAAATGCATCCTCTCCAGCATAAGTTGTTGTAATGTTAGTTGTTGTTGCCATTTTTTTTAATTAAATAGATTAGAATATACTCCATCTTTTATACCCCTTACTCTATTTTGGGAATGGAGTGTTAATTTTTGTTTTTTTACATTTTTCTCTGGTGAATGTGTAACCTTTTCAACCTGCTCTTGTTGATTAAGCTCAAGTTGTTCGTTGGTCGTTTCCTGCTTAGAAGCTTCTACTTTGGTTTCTTTTTCCTTAGATGTCTCAACTTCTTTTTTTGGTTTCATCATTTCCTTAACCTCAGCCATTTCTTTTTTTAGTTTTTCAACTTCTGAAGCTAGGTCCATTTCTTTTTCTTCTTTCTTTGCATCGACTTCTTTCTCCTCTTTCTTTGCATCAACCTCTTCTTCTGCTTTTTCTTTTGTCTCAGCAATTTTACCTTCTTCTTGCACGACTACAACCTCGCCTGTGTCAAGCTCGTGCTCCCCTACTGGAGCAGGTAGTCTTTCGCCTTCATCGGTCAAAACAAAGATTTCATCATCTTCGATTACTACTTTTGTACCATCAACTAGTTTAGCTTCTTTTAGCTTAACATCTGTTTTTGAAAACATTTTTGCAATCTTTTCTGATGCTAGTTCTAGCAATTGTGTTTTAGTTTCACTCATTTTTTTAATGATTATTAGATTTAACTCTTTTTTCTATGTTACCAGATTTTACTGATATTCCTTGGTTAACTGTGCTGCCGATACCTTGCGCTTGCAAACTACCATCACAGCAATCAACGTGATAAGTGCCATCCTCACAGATACATGCTCTTTTTGAATCCTTCGGACTTGACTTACTTGGTGTCTTTTTTTTCTTTTTTGCCATAATTAAATTTTGTCTAATTTATTTTTTGCCCATTCTATTCCAGACGTGCCTCCCCAAGCGTCCCACATGAGACCTCCGCATCCTTCTGAGTAAGGCACATCCTTATTTTGCCTATGACGTGCGAATGATGCCATCCTACTTATAGTATCCCTGCTTATGTTCTCACCTTTTGCTAATTGATTAGCTCTTTGCTTTCCTACTGCTGAACCGCATCTACCCCATCCATTTTTTTCTGCCCATTCCAGTGCTTTTTTTGCATTATTCCTAGCACTTTGTGGATAGTCATTATAAGATCTCATCTCTACGTAACTTAACTCTTCTAGCACGCTTTGAATTTCATCTTCTAACTTTTGCTTTTCGTCTTTTTCTTTGTTGTCAAATACGCCTTCTATGCTGAAGCCTTTTATTTTTCCTTCTTTAGCCTTTAAGTAAATGTCCTCATTATCTGCTTTCATTGATATGCACCACGTGCCGACTGGAACATCTAACCCGTATATGCTAGACTTATCTTTTTCTTTATTTTCAACAATCCACGATTCTACTACGGTCATTCCCTTAACATCCCTTTCGTGTTCTATTGTTGCTTTATCCTGAAATTTTCTTTTAGCATATAACTCCGATGCTTTCCTCACTGTCTCTTTTGAAAAATATATATAATATTTCTCGTCATCATCATTAACTCTTAATATCGGTTTGTCTGGAATAAGTGCAGCACCTAGCAAAAGTCTTTTATCTTTACTTATCTCAGCTAGCTCAACTTTATTGTCTTGTTCTTTGAGTGTAACAAAGTTTGATTGTATAGCAGGGGTTTCTACAACTGATATAGCGTCAATACCACTTGAAACCTCGTCTTCGTCTATGATCATTTCAATCATTTTCATACTATTAATATTAATTTTTTTTTGTTTTGTAACATAATTTAACATTTAACCCAAACTTGCACCTTCTTCTATATTTCTATCTAACTCCTGTTGATTGCTTACATCCTTACTTACTACATAGGCTTTTGTTGGTTGCTTATTATTTTGACCTAGCGTTTCAGCTATCTGATTAGTACCTGCATCTCCTACGATGTTGAACCCTGGAGCTTGAGCTTGTTGTGCTTGTGCTTGTGCTTGACTTACACTTGCACCACCTGCACTACCACCACCACCTGAACCTCCTATGTTAGGTGTTTTTGTAGATTTTATATTTTGGACAGCTTTAAAACCACTCGCTAATGTTGTAGCTGTACTTACTATTTTTTGTGCAGTAGCAAAAGGTTCAGGCAGTACCGATGGAGATGACCAAACTTGTGTAACCCCTTGATAAGTATTTATTGCCGCTTGTGCTATTGCTGCTGCTTTTCCTGCTTTTGAATTTTCTCCTAATATTTCAGTTACTGCTCCTAGTGTTTGTGAGGCTAGTTGCATTTTAGCATTAGATACCGCTTTTTCTCTGGCTTTTTCGTCTTCTGCTGCTTTATCTTTTATCGCTTGTTCTTGTTTTGTAAACCTGTCTCTTATAGCTTGTAATTGCGTCTCACTAGCTTCAAGGTCTTTTGCTCTTTGTAATT